CGTATTGGCGCAGGGTCATACCGGATTGCTCCCTTACATCCCACTCAAGGCCGTTACCGTTGTCGATGTATTCAAACGGGGCGCGTGGAAACGCTGGCCCACCTGTGTTTGTATCGCTCATGCTGCGTGCTCCATTTCAAATTCTGGGTGGTCGAGTCCTTGCCCATCGCGTTCACGGCGCATGGCTTCGGCAAGGTCATCTTGGATTTGGTGGGGTTTGAGCAGGCCCGCCATTTGCTCGTACACATCGAGCATGTCGGTGATGGCGCTCAGGGCGGGGCCGTCAAAGCCCCATCGGCCAGTTTTGTAGAACCGGGATTTGCAGCGCAGCAATGCGTCACGGGCGACAAGGCAAACCGATTCAACCAGCGGGCTGATTTTTTCGGCGCGCACCATCGACACATTGCAGGCATCGGAGAGGCAAATAAAGTCGTTGCTCTTGCCTTCACCAAGGCGGATGCGCTCAAAGGCCAAGCGACAGGGGGCAACAATTTGCCCCTTTTCTTCGGGCGTGAAGTCTTGAAACTTGCCCATGGTCCGGTAGATAGTGGAGGGGTCGGCCTGCCATTTGCGCTTGGCTTTGGAGGCGTTGCGGTGCTTGGTTTTCATGCTGTGCCACCTTTCTTGTCATCGGGCAAAGATAGCGCCCACTCCAAAACCTCACGCTTGCTGTAAAACTTCAGCACTTTCCCGTGCGTTAATGCCTTTGAGAAAATCCAAACAAAAAACATTCCGACTGTGATAATTTGCCACGCGATGGATCGCCCATCTGCCAGCAAAACAAGACCGGCAGTTATTGCAAAGGTAAATACATCACTGACCATGCTCCCAATGACGGACTCATAAAGTGCAATGGTGTGTGGTGGTTTGTTCATATCGTTCTCCAGAAAAAAACCCCGCACGGTGGCGGGCTGGGGTGAATGGATCATGCCGCTTTGTGAAGCATGTCGGCGTTGGTGTCCATGGCGCGGCGCAGCTTGTTTTCAAAGTCCTTGACCGTGGCGCTGAATGTCATCAGGTCGCGCTCCAGTGCTTCAATGGCTTCTTCGTTGCGGGTGATGCGGTGGATCTTGATTGCGTCTAGGTCGGGGCACCACAACACCAAGTCAACCCACTTGCGCCCAAGCAACCACAGGTAACCGTTGCACTGGTCGATGTAAGCGCTAATGTCGCCATCGACAAAGGCGGTAAAAAGGGTGTCGCTCGAAACCATCGTTTTGATTTCCAGAACGCCATCGTCGTCAATCAATCCATCTGGACTGAGGCCAAAAAGCCCGTCATCCGTGGTGATGAAACCCACTTCCTTGACCGTGTAGCCAGTCTCTGTTTCATAGGCAATGCGGGCCTTGGGTTCTTCTTCTGTGCCCTTGCGCATGGCGGCGTTTTGGAACTTGGCTGGGGCCTCGCCACCCAAGCGTTCGCGGGCCAGGTCTCGGGCGTAGTCGGTGCAGGCCTTGGACGGCAATCCGGATTTCAGCTTATCGCGGGCGTCTTGGAAGCGGCTGCCGGTACATGCGCCTCGGCGGGCCTGCAACCACTCGGGGCTTTTTTGTTCGTGGTCGTGATGGATCATGTCGTTCTCCAAATGAAAAGCCTGCACGGTGGCGGGCTGGGGTTGGTGGTGGGCCTACTTACTGAGTCTGGTGTTACGTATGGACGAGATACATACCGCCAGCATCCGCTTTCGGCCCGTAATCGTCAGCCGCGAAGCTCGGCCAGTCGCTCGTCAAAGCGTGCGTTCAGGTTCTTCACTGCCTCGTTGTCGGTGATAGCGTTGATCCAGTCAGCGGCTACGTAAAGCGCATCCTCGTTCGTGGCTGCATTGATCTTGGCCAGCACCTGTTCGACTGTGACTTCGCCCGTAGTCTCGGCTGCTTTCGCCTCCGGCTCAACCGTTCGGGACTTGTCCACATCTGAGGCTGCGGCTTTCAAGCGTTCATGTTCCCCGGCCAGCAGTTTACGGTCTTCTTTGCTTGCCGTCTTCCAGAATTCCTGATAACCCGCCATGCCTTTGGCTGCGGCGGCTTCGGCGGTGGCGATCAGGGCAAGGCCTGCGGCTGGTTCAACGACTTCGGCTTTCCCCATGTCTTTGGGGGTGTCCATCACTTCCTCTGCCACTGGCATACCGCGAAGCACATCCGGGAAAACGTCACGCAAGGCAAAGGCGCGGGCGCGCATCTGGCGCATGCGCTTGGGGTACTGTGACCATGGGCCTTGCTTGCCTTGCAGGCCTGCGGCCTTGGCGTCATCCATGCTGAACGTGCGGGTCTGCTCGGGTTCGCCTCGGCGCTTGACCCGGCATGTGGCCATCTTGCCATCGTCTTCTTCAAGGATGTATTCACAGGCGGGGCTGGAGCGAACAATGGCAATCAGGCCATCACCCCAAAGGGCGGGGCGACCATTGATGACGGCAATGGACTGGAGGGCCTGAAGTGCTTGCAAGCCGACCTCTGCCCCCCATTGCATGGCGATCAGGCAGTTGCCGGGCTTGCCCTTGAAGTCCTTGGGCACCAAATCACTGTCTGCCAGATAGTTCGCAAACGTAAGGGCTTGCTCAAAGGTTTGCGGCGCAAGGTTCACCGTGCCGGTGGTGCGGTTTTCTGTGAGTGCGTTCATTTCGTGCTTTCTGCGTGAAGGGTTTTGAATTCGTCGGCACGCTCTGCAAGCCAACGGATGGCTGTCGCCAGTGGTACATCGCGAATGTCGGCGATGGTCTGCGCCAAATCTTCGGCGCATGGTGTCTCATCCATCGGCGCAGGCGCGTCAATGACAGGCGCGGCAAGGGCTGCGGCAAAGGCAGCGTATGCGGCCATGCTCCCGGGCATGATCTGCCCCAATGCTTCGCGGGGATCTTCGGCCAGCACTTGGGCGGGCTTTTCTGCCTCTGCCTTGCGTGCTTCCAGTTCAGCGGCCTGCTGGGCCATGGCTGCGGCTTGGCGGTCGAGTTCTTCCTGTTGGGCTTTCATGCGGGCTTGCAATGCCAGCAATTCGGTTTGCTGCTCTGCTTGCACTCGGGCGGCTTCGGCGCGCTCGGCTTCCAGGCGCTCACGCTCTGCGGCCAGTCGGGCGTTTTCGGCTTCCTGCTCGGCCTTGATGCGGGCGGCTTCGGCCTCGGCGGCTTGCTTGGATTCGATAATGTCGTTGATCTGCGCATCTGCATCCCGCTTGGCGGCGTGCGCAGCATCGGTGAATTCTTCCAAGCAGTTGTTGAGCGTGTCGATGGCGCACAGCTTTTCAAGAATCTGCAAAGCCATGGCGCTGGTGCGACACTCACGGGCCAGTCCGGGGTAGCTGCGGATTGTGGCGATCACGGCCTGGTGGCGCTCGATCCGGTCGCGCTCTTTTTGGAGTTCGGCCTCTTTGCGTGCGGCCTCGGCGGCGTCCCAAGCGTTGCGCAGGCCCAGCACACGGGTTTCTTCCGGCTGGATAATTTCGATCAATCGGTCCTCTTCGGCAATGACCGCCTTTGAAAACTTGGTGGCATCGTCGCGTGCGGCTTTGCCCAGCTTTTCAATTGTGGTGCGTGCTGTCCTGGCCGTCATTGCCAGCGAATGCGCCTGTTCGCGGCCTGCGGGTGAGTTGACCAGTGTGATGGCCTTGAGGCTGGTGGCAAGCTGCTTCAGGTCGGCTTCGGTCTTGGTGCTGTTGAGCACCAGTGCAGCGCGATCTGCCGGGGGCAGGGTGGTGATGTCGGTTTGCGCTTCCGGCGCTTCGATCATGTCAATCATGGTTTTCCTTCGAGTTGGTGGTTGGTTTAGGGTTGCAGGGCCGTTTTGACGGCTTTCTTATCGGTGTCTTTTTTGCTCATATTGCTTCCACCTCCACCCGTCCATGCGGGTCTGATTCGTTGAGTTGATCCATGCCCGCCAGAGTGGCGTCGATGGCGCTTTTGTATATGCCGGTGAATTGGGTTCGAATCCCGGCAGATATCACGGTGATTCGGTAGGGTTGCATTTGCGAAACTCCATGATCTTGTTGACAAAAAAGGCTTTCACCTTGTCCAAGGCTTCGACCGCTTCGATCTGGCCATTGGCCGCGCAATGGACAAGGGCCTGCATCAGCGCCCGGTTGATTGTTTGGTCGCCGTCTGAGCAGGCATCGTTCAAGACTTCGATCAGATCTCCGTAGTAGCCCCCGCTGATTTCGGCGTCAATGTTTCGGGCCTTCAGGCATTCGTCCCAGGCTTCGCGCAGTTGTTGGGCCTGCTGTTCATCGCGCTTGTCTGCGGCTTCGGCTTGGCGCTCTTGCCAGTCGGCGTGCGCGTCAAGTTGCTCAACCATGTTCATGGTGTTCTCCGGTTGCTTTTGCCATGGCGGCTCGGGCGTCTTGAACCCAAGCTGGCGAACGGTTGGTGTAACGCTGTTGGCGATGCGACCAATACTCGAGCGCCAGATTCAACGCCCCCATCAACTGGTCGCGCTGCCGTTCGCAGGCATCCAGCCGCTGCGCCAATTCACGGTAGCCGTCAAGGCGTTGAGCCGCTTCGGGCGAGGCCATCCAAGTTGCAGCTTTGCGCTCCCACTCCTTGCACAGCTCATGCAAGCGGCGCAGTTCGGCGGCGGCTTCTCGATTTACTTCCATATGTGGCGTAGTCAGCTCATCAGCCAATCGCAAGGCTTCGGGTTGCTGTGTGCTCATACGGCCCCCGTTGCTTTGGAGATGGCGGCGCAACGTGCATCTTTCTCGACGCAGTAAAGCTGCAAAAATTCATCGACAGACGCGGCGTCACCCTGATAGTACAGCTGACCAAGTTCTTTGATGTGATCCTGGAGCTGGCGCAACATTTCGGCCAGCATGGGCTCAGACCTGCCAAGCGCACGGCGTGACTGGCCGAGCATCCCTTGGTAATCGACGCGCATCCCCATATGGTCTTTGGCCAACACTGGCCCCGGTGTGTGTTGTGCGGTCATTGTTCTTTCCTTGTAAAACGTGCTCCCCAAAAAAAAGCCCCTGCCGGTGCTCGCCTGACAATCCAGCTATCTGGAAGGGCTGGCGCTGTTTTGTTTTCAGCGTTGGGGGAATTATAGGGCAAAAAATTGCATAGTTGAGCGAGTTGCAAGAATTATTTTATAGGGACAAACCCTAATATACACCGTGAACAAAAAAACACATACAATCTGGCAGCATGAACACAGACAAGATCATTGATAGCATCAAGACGGCCCCAAACATCTCTGCACTGGCCCGCGCATCAGGCGTGACAGTGCGCACGCTGTTTAGCATCAGGGCAGGATCGACAACGCCATCTTTAACCACGCTCATGAAGGTTTCGGCGGCATTGCCAAAAAAAGCAGGCAAGGTCATGAAATCGAGGGTATAATTTTTCGCAGACGGCTTAGATGTTGTGCGGACAAGGCACAGATACATCTAAGCCGTCACAGGCTGACCCCTGAAGGTCTGGTACTTGTCCTACCAGCTTTCAGGGGTTTTCTTTTTGGAGACAAAATGTCAACAATCAACCCGCTGGCACGTCGAACAGACCCAGCAACAAGCCACGAAGCCGCACGCATGGCCGTGGAGTTTGCAGGAACTCACTGCGCCCGCATCCATGCCGCCTTGGTCCAATGCGGCCCCATGGACCCCGAGCAGATTGGGGCCATGGTGGGCATGGAGCCTTACGCATGCCGCAAGCGCCTGGCCGACTTGCAAAGGGCTAAGCAGGCCGAAACTACCGGGGAACTGGTGCCCACAACATCAGGCCGCTATCAGCGGGTTTGGAGGGCATTGTGAGCATCAAAGTCATGACCCTTGTTTGGGATGGCTTCGACGCTTCCGGGTCCGAGTTGCTGTGCATGCTTGCATTGGCCGACTGGTGTGACGACTTTGGCGGGAACCTGTACCCGTCCATGGCCACCATTGCCGAAAAAATCCGCTTGAGCGAAAAGCAGGCGCGTCGCATCGTCCACAAGTTTGAGCAGGACGGATGGCTTGAAGTGGTTGGCTGCGCAAATGGTGGGGCACCTGGCAGCAGCAAGCGCTGGAAATTGAACGTCAAGCGCATCGCTGAACTGGCACTCAAGAAACCCCAAAAACCTGCGCCAACCCCTCCCGCCAGTGTCACCCCTCCCGTGGGTGTCCCTGACCCCTCCCATGGGTGTCCATCGACCCCTCCCTCCGGTGTCCCAGAGGGCTCCCACCCACGGGAGCCTATCCACCAAGAACCGTCATTAGAACCACCAGTTATCCATAAGAAGACGCCGCGCAAGCGCAGTGCCCCCGTTTTATTGGTTAACTGCCCCTTTGATGTTGACGTCCAAACATGGAGCGATTGGCACATGTTGAGAAAAGCCAAAAACGCACCTGTTACGGAAACTGTGGTGAAAGGTGCCCGTGCTGAAGCAGAAAAGGCAGGGATGACGTTTGAAGCATTTTTAGGCATCTGGTGCCGCCGTGGATCCCAAGGCCTTGAGGCCGCATGGCTGAAGCCCGAAGAACGTATCAACGGGAAACCAACTGCAAAGCCTAGGGTCTATCACGACATCTCGGGCATGGATTACACAAAAGGAGTCACAGATGACGGACGTTTCTGATTCATCGGTTATTGAAGAAAATCGTGTTTGCGCATTTCATGGCCCCTACACCGTGAAGCTGTTCACCATTGCTGGAAGTCGTGTGCACGGCAGCAGGGGGTGCCCAATCTGTCAAACAGAAGCTGATGAGCGGCGCAAAAAACTACACGACGAGCAACGCATGCGCCAGATAGAGGCCAGCCGGATCGCCCGCCATGAGCGAAGCCGAATCCCGCTGCGTTTCAAAACACGTAGATTTGACAACTACATCGTTGAAAACGATGGCCAAGCCAAGGCGCTGAGCCTTTGCCGATCATATGCCGATAGTTGGCCCAAGGTCATTCAGTCGGGCGCAGGCCTGATTTTTTCGGGCAAGGCGGGGTCGGGCAAGACCCACCTGGCATGCAGCATTGCCTATGAGGTGATCGAGCGGGGCGGAGAGGTGATATTTGCCACTGTGGCAGAAGTCATGCGCCAAATTAAAAGATCGTTTGCCAAAGACTCAGACACCACTGAGCAAAAAGAGATCGACCACTTCAGCGGGATCCCGCTTTTGATCCTGGACGAAGTGGGCATGGATTACGGCACGGATTTCAACAAAGCTCTGATTTTTGAAATCCTCAACAAACGATACGAAAACATGCTGCCCACGATCCTGTTGACCAACCTGGACACGCCTGCGCTGGTGGAGTACATGGGGGAGCGCCTGGTGGATCGCATGCGCGAAGGCGGTGGTCGCATGGTGTCGTTTACTTGGGACAGCTACCGATGCAAGGCAAAGGCGGGCCAAGCATGACCCACAAAAAAGCCATGCAGATCTTGGATCGGGTGCGCGAGGGTGTGCATTACCCCGACCACATCGTTAATCAGGCATTGTTTATGACCGGCGACATTGAATTTTTGCCATGACCCATGAACCCCAATTACTTCACCGACATGGTTGCCGAAATCGCCCGTCTAAGCAAAGTCCCAGGATGGAAAGCCTGGGCGAGGCAGTGGGCGATGGACTTGGATGCCGAACCGAGCGGAGCGTACAAAGGCTTGGTCGAGGCTGTCCGCGAGTCGCTGAAATCCTCAGACGATCAGCCAAAGAATGGGGGATCTGAAAAATGAAATTTGGTTCTGTTTGCAGCGGCATCGAAGCCGCAAGCGTGGCATGGCACCCGCTTGGCTGGAAGGCCGCATGGCTGTCAGAGATTGAGCCATTCCCTTCTGCGGTGTTGGCCCACCACTACCCCGATGTGCCCAACCTGGGTGACATGACTGCCCTCCCTGAGCGCATCCTGTCGGGCGAGGTTGAAGCCCCAGACGTGTTCTGTGGCGGAACCCCTTGTCAGGCATTCAGCGTGGCAGGTCTTCGCAACTCCCTTGACGACGCCCGTGGAAACCTTTCATTAACTTTTTGTGAGATCGCAAATGCAATTGACACTGTTCGCACTGGAGCCGGCCAGCAACCCGCTATCATTTTCTGGGAAAACGTGCCCGGAGTCCTCAGCACCAAAGACAACGCCTTCGGGTGCTTTTTGGCTGGACTTGCCGGCGAAGATGGCGAGCTTGAGCCGTCAGGGGGAAAGTGGACGAACGCAGGTGTTGTGTATGGTCCCACGCGAACAGTCGCGTGGCGCGTCCTTGATGCCCAATATTTCGGAGTGGCCCAACGACGCCGCCGTGTGTTCGTTGTCGCAAGTGCTCGAGACGACTTCGATCCCGCAGCGGTTCTTTTTGAGTTCGACGGCGTGCGCCGGGATATTGCGCCGAGCCGACAAGCGCGGGAAGGTGTTGCCGGAGGCATTGAAATTGGCCCTTCAGGCGGTCGCCTCACCGACCTAAATCCAACGCTGGACACCCGCGCCAAGGATGGGCCGATTAGGAACCAGCTTGCTGGGGCGGTCATGCAGCCATTCGCCGTCGCCAACTGCCTGACCGCGCGGATGCACAAGGGCATAAATTCAACCTTGGACGAGGGGCAAACGCCCGTGATCACGCAGGCAATCAACCAATTCGGCGAAACCGCTGGCACCCTAACCGCTCGCCATGACAGCAGCCCGTGCGCGGATCGGGGCATGAACGTGGTGGCGCAGCCTATTGCCTTCCACCCAACGCAAGACCCGATCAGCAGCGCGGACGGCACCACGCATGGTTTGGGGTGCGGGTCAAGTGGCGGGCAAGCAAGTGTGGCGGTGGCGCAGCCTATTGGGCTTGATGAAGAACAGAACGCGATGATTGACGGCTTCGGCACGCTCAAAGCGCGAACCGCTGGCGGCGGCTTTGAAGGCGCTGTCATGCAAACCAACATGGCCGTTCGCCGCCTCACCCCCGTTGAATGTGAGAGACTTCAGGGATTTCCCGACAACTACACCAACATACCTTGGCGCAAGAAGGAGGAGTCGCCAGATGGCCCACGGTACAAGGCGCTGGGCAACTCATGGGCCGTGCCCGTGGTGGCTTGGATAGGGAAGCGCATTCAGGAGGCATTATGAGCACCGTTTGCGCCCGCTGCAATCGCCGATTGACGGGTGCTTTCACCAAGTACCTGGGCCAGCCCTTTGGCCCGGTGTGCGCCAAAAAAATGGCACTGATGCCGGAAAAGAAAGACCGCGCTGCCCGAGTGGTGCGTGACAGTAGGACGCTTGACCTGTTTGAAAATAAATAGCAAAAAATTGGAAAAACCGCCCCTTTTCTTTTTTAGCTGTGCTAAAATTTGCACATCCCTTGGTCGGGATTTTGAAGTAAGCCCTTGGGCGCACTCTGGCCGGTACTTCCCGGTTCGACCAACACGCGAAAGCGTGAGAGTGCGGCCAAGGGCTTTTTTATTGGAAAAATTATGAGTCCCGAATACGATGAATTTATCCGGCGGAAAAAACACAGTACCGGAGAATTTGGATTTGAGCCCGTTTGGATGCCTGAATGTGCATTTGATTTTCAGCGTCACATCATTGAAAAGGCCGTGAGAAAAGGCCGGATCGGCGTCTTTGCTGATACGGGACTGGGCAAGACCTTGATTCAGCTTTCAATCGCTGAAAACTTGGTTCGGCACACGAATAAACGGGTTTTGATTTTGACCCCTTTGGCCGTGGCCTTTCAATTCCTGAAGGAGGCCGAAAGCATCGGCATTTCAGACATTGAACACAGCAAAGACGGCGGGTTCACCAAAAAGATCGTGGTTTGCAACTACGAGCGCTTGCACCTATTGAACCCTGATGACTTTGTGGGTGTCGTGCTGGATGAGTCCAGCATCCTGAAAAACTTTGCAGGCAAAATCCGCGATCAGGTTGTCGCCTTCATTAAGAAAGTGCCCTATCGGTTCTTGTCAACAGCAACCCCAAGCCCAAACGACTTTATCGAGCTGGGAAACAGTTCCGAGGCATTGGGGTACATGGGCTACATGGACATGCTGACCAAGTTCTTTAAATCGAACCAAAACAGCGTTGACAGCAACAATCGAAACATTGGGGAAAAGTTTTACCTCAAGCCCCATGCTGAACGTGATTTCTTTGCCTGGGTCAACCAATGGTCAATCATGGTCAAAAAGCCCTCTGATCTTGGCTTTTCGGATGCTGGTTATGACCTGCCAGCCCTGCACGTCAATAAGCACATGGTTCATAACGACAAAACGTGGGTAACTGGCAGTCAGGCCTCATTGTTTGCCATGCCAGCGCAAACCATGACTGAAGTGCGCGAAGAGCAAAAATTGACCGTGCATGAGCGTTGTGAACAAGCGGTCAAATTGGCCTATGGGAAAACATCGGTTTACTGGTGCAACCTGAACGATGAAAGCGAATTGCTTGCAAGGTTAGACCCTAACGCCGTGGAAATCATCGGCGGCATGTCGGTTGACCAAAAAGAGGAAATTCTTGTCAGCTTTGCCAATGGGGAAATCGAGCGCCTTATCACCAAAGCCAAGATGACAAGCATGGGCCTGAATTGGCAGCACTGCAACCATACGGTGTTTTTCCCAACTTGGAGTTATGAGCAGTATTACCAAGCCATTCGCCGATTCTGGCGGTTTGGCCAAAAGCGTGAGGTGACTTGCGACATGGTTATCAGCGAGGGCCAAGAGCGAGTTTTGGAGGCCCTTGAGCAAAAGACCCAGAAGGCCATCGAGCTTTATGGCAACTTGGTTGACAACGCAAACCGAGACTTCACGCACGTGACCAAAGAATTCAATCAATCCATTCAACTACCGGAGTTCCTGAAATGAAAGCCAAAGACCAAATCGTCACCGACCAGTACGCAATCTACAACTCGGACTGCATGGAAGTGTTGCCAGCGTTGCCCGATGAATCCATTGACTTGTCGGTTTACTCGCCCCCGTTTGCCGGGCTGTACAACTATTCCAGCAGCGAGCGCGACTTTTCCAACTGTGAAAGCAAAGAACAGTTTTTGGAGCAATATGACTACCTTGTCAAAGAAATCGCACGGGTGACCAAGCCTGGACGCATCACGGCGGTTCATTGCACCGATGTGTTTGACAACTCATGCAACCTGTGGGACTTTCCTCATGAAATCATCCGTATCCATGAGAAATACGGTTTTCAATACCGAAACCGAATCACCATTTGGAAAGAGCCTTTGAAGGTTCGTATGCGGACGATGGTTAAGAGCCTGATGCACAAATTGATTGTGGAGGACTCGACACAGTGTTTTACTGCCATGCCTGACTACATGCT